AAAAGAAAAGCCCTGTAATGATTGGGCAAAAGAACATAATTCACATGCATACCTTGGAATGATGGCGTCAGAAGGTGGTCAGAGAGAAGAAGCTCTCGTTGAACATGGGTGTAATTACTACGGAAAAACAACAATCAGGTCAGCACCATTTGCAATCTTTTTAAGGCAAGACATATTGAAGTTAGCCTTAGAAATGAATCAATGGTATTTAGAGCATATAGACATTTTTGAACAATTATATATGCAACAACCTTATAGCAGAAATAAGGAAGGAAAGATAATTCCATATGAACCACTTAAAACAATCATTCCAGAAATATATGGTGTGATTGAAAAAGAACCAGATGGAACACTAAGAACAACAAAAGCTCAAAGAACCGGATGCTCAATGTGTGGATTTGGAATACATCTTGAAAAAAGACCACACAGATTCGATAGATTGAGAGAAGAAAATCCTAAAGAATGGGAGTTTTGGATGTACAAATGTTGCAAAGATAAAGCTACAGGAGAAAAATACGGATGGGGCAAAGTTTTGGATTATATAGGAGTTGAATGGGAAGATATTCCAGCAAAGCAGATGACAATAGAGGATTTAAAAAAATGTTAAGAAATGTTAAGGAGTGAGAGAGATGTTAAATATTGAAAAGTATAAAGAAGAATTGGAGAATATTGGAGTGATTAACCCTAATGGACTGGCAGTTATAGATGGAAAGCCATGTATGTGTCAGGAAGCTGAGTGTAATATGTGCGAGTTGCGTAGCGAAGAAAGCTGTTGCTTTTATAAAACAGATAATTGGCTTTTCTCCGAATATAAAGAACCAGAAGTTGATTGGAGCAAGGTCAAGGTTGATACTCCAATATTGGTTAAAGACATCTTAAAATCAGAATGGATTAAAAGGTATTTTGCTAAATATGAAAATGGAAGGGTGTATGTTTGGAAAGAGGGAAAAACATCTTGGAGTGCTGTAAACGAACATGACGTAAATTCTTGGAAATACGCAAAACTAGCAGAAAGTGAGGAGTAAATGGATAGAATTGGGTGTTTAGCAGAAGATAACAGATGCCCCAAGTGTGGAAGTAAGAGAATTATAGAAAACATTCAATACCCTATGGAAACTGAATTTGATTTAAGAACTGGAAAAGAGATATTCAGAGACTATACAGGTAAGAGAATATACAAACCTAGTAATAGGTTACTTGCTTTAAGATACCTTAGTAGTCAGGTTGACGCACAGTGTTGGTTCTATGAATGTTCAAAGTGTGGTTGGATAAGTGAGTTATTTACACAGTAAGAGAGGAGTAGGAAGATGAACAATAATGGTTTAATAAGCAGGCAAACAGCAATAGATAAATTATTTGAATATGCAGAAAGTAAATTTCAGTCAGGCGAGATAGAACTTGCTAACGGAATATTAAAAGCAAAATGCTTTTTGGAGAGCCCATGCAATATTCCAACAGCCTATAACGTGGATAAGGTTTTAGAACAATTGGAATATAGCAGAGTGCCTAATACTGGTATTGCAGGTTATCACAAAGTGGTCGAGATAGTGAAAGGCGGTGGAATAGATGGAAACACCAATACTTGATGTATGTTGCGGTAGTAAGATGTTTTACTTTGATAAAAATAATCCCAAAGTAACATTTATGGATTGTAGAGAATTAGAAGACGTTTTATGTGATGGACGGAAATTAGAAATTAATCCTGATATTATTGGTGATTTTAAAAATATTCCTTTTGCAGATAACAGTTTTAATATGGTTGTATTTGACCCACCGCATTTGTTGCATATAGGAGAAAATTCGTGGATGGCTAAAAAATACGGAAAACTGTCAAATACATGGAGAGAAGATATAAGCAAAGGTTTTTCAGAGTGTTTGAGAGTATTAAAGCCTAATGGTACTTTGATATTTAAGTGGAACGAAGAGCAAATAAAACTATCGGAAATACTACCATTGTTTTCACAAAAACCTATATTGGGAAATCGGAGAGCAAAAACGCATTGGTTGGTATTTATGAAAGAAGGTGATTAGATGGCAATTATTAATACAATAGCTATTATTATGGTAATTGGAGCAGTGTTCGTCTTGTGGGCGATATGTAAGTTGCAGGATAAGGATTAGAAACAAAGGTACATTGACAATTGAATAGAGGTAGTTGGAATGGTATTATGTATATTAGATTATAAAAAATACATAAGGAGTAAAAATGAATTGGAATATAGTTGTGACACCACTCTTAACAACATTATCAGGTGTCTTGGTGTTTGTGGCAGGTCAAATTTTTCTTGAATGTTGCATAAAACCATCACAAGAATACCATAAAATAAAGTCTGAAATTAGTTATTTATTGGTATTGTATGCAAATGTATATATGAATCCGGAAATCTATGAAGAAAATAAAGGAGTTTTATATACCACAAAAGAAAAGGAAAGAAGAGAAAAAGCTGAAAAAGAGTTAAGAGAAGCAGCAGCAAAACTAATCGGGGTTAAGCAACAAAAACCACTTTTGGTTAAGAAAGATGATATTGCAGCGGCAAGTGCAAATCTTATTGGGCTATCTAATGGATTATATTCTAGTGTAACAAATCAAGAGACACAAAGAAAACAAAATGAATTATGCAGGGAAAAAATCAAAAAATCATTACATTTAAAGTAAAATATCTAACCAACTACCAATATTCGGTGGTTGGTTTTTTTTATGCAGAAAAATAGAGAAAGGATTGAGAGTTTGGAAGAAATGACAGCAAAGGAATACTTGAATCAGGTTAAAAATCTTGAATCTAAGATGAAAATTCTAAAAGAAGAGATAGATACCCTAAGGGAAATGGTGGTGAGTACTGGAGCAATCCAACAGGGCGAGAGGGTACTGTCTTCAGGAACACAGGATAAGATGGCAGAAACAATATGCAAGATTAATGAAAAGGAATGTGAGTGGAATGATTTGATGCGTGAATTTGCTTTAGCCAGAGCAAACGTAATAATCAACATACAGAAGTTAAACAATCCTGAATACGAGCAGATTTTGTACAAGAGATACTGCCAGAGCAAGAAGTGGGAAGAGATAGCACTGGAAATGAATTATACATACCAGTGGGTATGCAAATTACACGGCAGAGCTCTATTAGAACTTGATAAAGTATTAAACAATTGATAGAAGTTTATATTAATCAGTGATAAAATGATAGAGTAAAAAGTAAAACAGAAAAGGAAATTTTTTGTTATCTTTTGTTTATCTGAATGAAATTCCTCTAAAAGTATTTATGGTAAAACGTCTTAAGGCAGTCGAAAGGCTGTCTTTTTTCGTGGGAAAATAGGAGGTGAGTTAGTAGGATTATGGAAATAAATTATTTGAATTTGCAAAAGGCAGCATTCGAGGGAGTGGGAGCTTATGATATTCCATTGTTAAGTCCTGAAACATTCACTGATTGTGAATTAATAGGATTTAATCAGGCAAAAACCTGTAAAGAACGTGGAAATAAGGCGGTGCATTTCTTTTTATATGATTACCAGTTTGAAAGAATTTGGAACAGACCTGATGCATACGTCGATATGCTAAAACAGTTTAAATGTATATTCAGCCCAGACTTTAGTGTGTATTGCGATTATCCAAGAGCATTGCAAATATATAATCATTATAGAAAGCATTGGATAGGTGCATATATGCAGATTAATGGAATCAGTGTAATACCGACAATCGGATGGAGTAATGAAGACAGTTTTGAGTGGTGTTTTGATGGAGAACCAAAAGGTTCAGCGGTTGCAGTTTCAAGTGTTGGAACACAGAAAAATAAGCAGGCAAAGGAATTATTTATGAATGGGTACAAAGAAATGTTGGAGAGATTAGAACCAACGCAAATATTATTTTATGGAAAAGTACCAAGTGAAATAAAAGACGATAGAGTTATTAATATGAGTGCTTTTCAGGAAAGGTTTAGAAAAAAGTAATGGGCGGACGTGGAGCATCAAGTGGAATAAGTAAAGCAGGAAAAGTATATGGAACAGAATACAATACAATATATCAAGTAGAAAATATAAAATTTATTGTCCAGAATGAGAAAACATCTATTAAAACACCTATGGAAACAATGATAAAAGATAGAATATATGTGACACTAGGAAATGATAATGTTCCTAAATCGATTACATTCTATGACGAAGATGGTAAAAGGAATAAACAAATAGATTTAACACATTTTCATAAGATAAATGATAATCTAGTAATGCCACATACGCATAGAGGATATTGGCATGCAGAAAATGGAACAGCAAAATTATCAACAAAGGAAGAAATGTTAATTGACAAAATATTAAAAAAATGGGAAGATTATAGACGAGGGAAGTAGTTTATGAGTGAGAACAATGGGTGCAATCAAACAATGCACTAGTGCAACAAGACCAGCCAATAGGTTGTGAGTACACAGGTGAGATTGTGACAGAGGAGGCGGTTGAAATCCGTTCGCCCTTATTAATAGAGCTTTTGCAATTAGGCAAGGCTCTATTTTTTATGCACAAAAGTAAGAGAGGTGGTGTTGTGAATAATGAATTAAAAACATATGAGCAGGCAGAAACAGACTATATGAATGGTTTCAAATATAAAGAAATAGCCGAGAAATATAATGTATCAATTAGCACAGTAAAATCTTGGAAGACAAGGTATAACTGGAATCGAAAAGGGCAAAAAAGTACGCGTACAAAAATGGAAAAAGTACGCATACAAAATACTACTTCTTTTGATGAAGTTGAGCAGGTAGTTGAAAACGATAATCTAACGGACGAACAAAGGTTATTTTGCATTTACTATGTTCGTTGTTTTAATGCAACCAAGGCATACATGAAAGCCTATGGTGTTAAATATAATGTTGCAGCAGTTTCAGGTTGCAGATTGTTGCAAAAGGAAAAAATAAGAAAATGCATCACGGAATTAAAACAGAACAGATTGAATAGGGAAATGTTGTCGGAAGAAGACATATTCCAAAAATATATGGATATTGCCTTTGCAGACATAACGGACTATGTAACCTTTGGTCAGGAAGAAACGGACGTTATTGGAGTATATGGTCCTGTAAAGGTTAAGGATAAAGATGGAAACGAGAAAGTATTAAAGCAGAAACTAAATGTTGTTAAATTCAAGAACTCTGATGAAGTGGATGGAACTTTAATAGCAGACATTAATCTTAGAAATTCATCTGTAAGGCTAATGGATAGGATGAGAGCTCTTGATTGGTTGGCAAATCATATGGATATGGCAACATCTGAACAGAAAGCGAGAATAGAGCTTCTTAATGTTCAAGTGGATAGAGCAACCGGTAAAGCAAATGAAGATGAGTTATCCAAGGTTGATGAGTTATTAATGCAGATTAGGAAGCAGGCAGGTGATATTGATGATTCTAAGTGATAAACAGTTAGAGTTTGTTAAAAACGCTCATCACCGCTACAACATAAAGACTGGTGCCACACGTTCCGGTAAATCTTACATGGATAACATGTATACTATTCCGTCAAGAATAAGGGAAAGAGTTGGCAAGGATGGATTAAATGCAATCATAGGAGTATCAAAGGGAACCATTGAAAGAAATGTTTTGCAACCAATGAGAGAAATATATGGACCTAACTTGATTGGGGACATAGGTTCAAACAACATTGTTAGTATTTTTGGAGATTATGCCTATTGTCTTGGAGCTGAGAAAGTAAGTCAGGTATCAAAACTTAGAGGTTCATCACTTAAATATGTTTATGGTGATGAAGTTGCAGAGTGGAACAAGGAAGTCTTTGAATTATTAAAGTCACGTCTTGATAAGCCATACAGTTGTTTTGATGGAGCGTGTAACCCGGACAATCCAAGTCATTGGTTTAAGAGATTCCTTGATTCTGATGCAGACATATATTGCCAGCAATACACAATATTTGATAATCCTTTTTTGCCGAAGGAATTTGTTGAAAACCTATGCAATGAGTATAGGGGTACTGTTTATTATGACAGATACATAAGAGGTCTATGGGTGGCAGCAGAAGGAGCAGTATACAAATTGTTTAATGATGCACAGACACAGAATCCTAATCCGTTTAAGGTTTATGAAAAACCATTAAACATAATGGAAATTAACATAGGTGTGGATTTTGGTGGAAGTGGTTCAGGACACGCATTTTGCGCCACAGGATATACAAGAGGATATATGGATATTGTTCCATTGGCATCAGAATGGATTGATTGCTCACAGAATGACATAGATCCTGAAAAGCTTGGAAAGTTGTTTGTTGACTTCTGTTTAAAGGTCTTGAATTTGTATGGACATATAACACACGTGTATTGTGATAGTGCAGAGCAGACACTAATAGCCGGATTAAGAAGTACTTCAAGAAAGAATGGATTAGGCTGGCTAAGAATAGAGAACGCAATGAAGATACCAATTAATGACAGAATAAGATTCGTTCAAAGAATGATGGGACAGGGCAGATTCAAGTACATGGGACAGCATTGCAAGTCATTGGAGAATGCACTATGTGGAGCATTATGGAATCCAAAGAACTTAACATCTGATGAAAGATTGGATGATGGCACAAGTGACATTGATTCGCTTGATGCATTCGAATATACATTTGAAAGGGATATAAGCAGATTTATTAAGTATGAGTAGAGGTGTAAGGTATGAGATATTCAAACATGGTTACCCAAATAGGGAAAGTATTAAATAAACATTCTGATAATCCTGTAGATTTGTCATATCTTACAGTAATGTCAGGACACATAGAATTATGGAATGCAATGTACAAAGGCAAGGCACCCTGGATAAAGGGAGAAACAGAAAGCTGCAATCTTCCTGCAAGCATATCACAGGAGATTGCAAGACTTGTAACCCTTGAACTTAAGAGTGAATGTACCGGAAGTGAAAGAGCAGAATACATAGAGCCATATTATAAAAAGGTTCTGGAAAGTCTTAGAAGGTATGTTGAATATGGATGTGCGAAAGGCAGTCTTGTATTTAAGCCATACATAACAAGTAATGGTATTGCAGTCCAATACATACAGGCAGATTGTTTCTTCCCGGTGTCATTTGATGATTCAGGAAATGTAACTGATTGCATTTTTACAGAGCAGTTTAGAAAAAACAAAAAAATATATACAAGATTAGAAAGAAACACCATAGAGAATGATGAATTGACCATAACTAACCTGGTTTTTGTTAGCACTAATCCTGAAGTATTGGGGACTGAGGTACCAATAAGTTATGTGGATAAGTGGAACATGCTTGAAAGTGAACTTAAGTTTAAGAATGTTGATAAGTTACCAATAGGATTCTTTAAAGTTCCGCTGGCAAACATAATTGATTCAACATCACCCATAGGTGTTTCTGTTTATTCTAAGGCAGTGGATTCAATCAAGATTGCAGATGAAAGATATTCGCAGATTGATTGGGAGTATGTATCAAAGGAAGCTGCAATACATATTGCTGAAAGCTTGTTAAAACGTAATGAGAATACAGACAAGTTTGAATATCCGGGAGGAAAGGACAGATTATACAGAACTCTTGATTACAGTTCAGGAGCAGTAGACAAGCCATTCATAGACACGTACTCACCTGACATTAGGGACCAGAGTTTATATAACGGATTTAACAATCAGCTTAAGAGAGTTGAGTTTGATTGTAATCTTGCATATGGAACTCTTTCTGATCCAAATAATGTTGATAAGACAGCAGAGGAAATAAAAACCAGTAAGCAACGTTCTTATTCAATGGTGTCTGATACACAGAATGCCTTACAAAATGCATTAGAGGACCTTATAAAAGCTATGGACTTTTGGACAAGCATTTATGGATTGGCACCGGAAGGAGAGATAAATACCTCATTTGAATGGGACGATAGCATAGTTGTTGATTCAGAAAAGGCACGTCAGACGGATAGGGCAGATGTGGCTATGGGAGCAATGACATTGGTTGAATACCGAATGAAATGGTATGGAGAAACAGAAGAGATTGCAATGCAGAAACTGGCAGGACAGCCGGATGATACATCAGGAGATGATGAATAGTGTACAAGTCAGATGAATTAGAGTTATTTCCAAAGAACATTGAAGAAATCTATGCAGGCTTGGAAAATGACATTATGAATAACATTATCAGAAGGATTGCAGAGACCGGTGAGATTACAAGGACAGCAGATTGGCAATTAAACAGGATGTATAATATGGGAGCTGACAAGACTGACATAAAGAAACACATTCAGGAAGCCTTGAATTTAAGTGATACAGAAATAGAACAATTATATTCTGATACCTTAAAGGAAGGATATTTAAGAGATGAATCATTATATAGGGCAGTAGGTCAGGAATTTATACCATTTGAGGAAAACATGGCATTGCAGCAGTTAATAGAAGCAACCAAGCAACAAACAGCAAAACAGTTGAAAAACATCACTAGGACAATGGGATTTGCTGTCAAACAACCAAATGGCAGAAAAACATTCAAGACAGTTGATGATTATTTCAAGGATACAATGGACAATGCAGTTATGCACGTGCTTAACGGAACGTTTGACTATAACAGCATTATCAGAAAAGTTACTGATGAAATGACAAGGAGTGGAGTAAGAAGCATTAATTATGATTCAGGAATATCCACAAGAATAGATGTTGCTGCAAGAAGAGCAATACTTACAGGTGTCAATCAGGTAACAAGTAAAATAAGTTCTGACAACATGCAGAAACTTGATACTGAGTTCGTTGAAACAAGCTGGCATTCAACTGCAAGACCTACACATCAGGTATGGCAGGGAAGAGTATTCTATTGGGACAGAGCAAACCCAAATGCAGAGAAAATAGAAGCAGGAGTACTTTATAAGTCATTCATAAGAGAAACAGGTTATGGTGAAGTTGATGGCTTGTGTGGAGCAAATTGCCGACATACCTTTTATCCGTTCATTCCAGGTATTTCTGTTAGAACATATACAGATGAACAGCTGGAAGAATTAAACAGGCAGGAAAACGAGAAAAAAGAGTACAATGGTAAGGAATACAACAAGTATGAAGCCATCCAATATCAACGCAGACTTGAAACATCAATGAGAAAGTACAGGCAGGACATTAACTTATTAAAGCAATCAGGTTTAGCAGATGATTCAGACGAGGTAATAGCTGCAAGGTGCAAGTATCAGACACTATCAAGAAAATACAGTGATTTCAGCAAGAAGATGGGATTACGTGAACACAGAGACAGAGTTAATGTTGATGGGTTAAAGGATATTGGAAACACCAAAATAAGTAAAGAAAATATGATCGAACAATCATACAAACCTGTTAATTTAGATAAAAGCAACGTATCAGAGATAAACAGGGGACGTATTAATATATCAACTTATAAAGTACTAACAGCAGAAAATAACATATATGTTTCTAATAATATCAGACTTAAACCAAAGGAACTGCATACCATTGATTTAAGCATATCTGAATCATTGAAAAAGTTAAAAATAAGTGACGTTGATAATTTACCAAGAGTTGTAATAATAAACAGTTCAGAAATGCAAACAGGAGCTTTGGCATCATATAATGCAGTAAAAAATGTACTTTATATTGATAGGACAATAGGAAGCAGATTAAAGTTATTGGAATTGCAAAAAGATGCAGCATGTCCTAAAAATGTATTAAGTACGTATGTACATGAGTATATACACTGGATGGATGCACAATCATATAGGATTGGATATGGAGAAATAATCGACAGTAGTGAATATCTATATTGGATTAGACATAAATCAAAGAAAAAGATTGATAAACTTATTAACAAGGGGTACAATATTAACAGAATTAGTGGTTATGCTTCAGATAACTTTGAGGAAGGAAAGTATGATGAAACATATACAGAATACAGAGTAAAGAAATTACTAGGAGAGTGATTTAAATGAGATTACCAAAAACACCAGAAATGGAAAAGATATGGAATGAAATAGAACAATATTTAAGTTTTTCTAATGAGAAAGGATATGAAGTAATTGACGGAGCACCAGATGATGTATTTGAGAAATTAGAAAAATATAGACATTTAAGAAAAGAACAATGGGATTTTGCAGAAAGTTTAAATTCCTAAGTACCATCTGGTCATAGGGCTAGGTGGTATTTTTATATTCCAAAGGAGGTATTATGGATAATTTCAAAGCGGTGTACAAGATTCTTTCAACCTTGGAAAAAGCAATGGATTTACCTGAATTTGACATATCAATAATCGATTATAGAGCACTTGGTGTATCAAAGGAACGTTGGTCGCGTTACATAGAAATGATGGCTGATGTTGGTTATATCAAAGGTGTAAGAGTTAGTACAAACATTACAGGAGAAACCATTGTGGAATGTAATAATATGCGAATCACATTAAAGGGATTGGAATACTTACAGGAAAATTCCATAATGAGAAAAATCTATAATGCAGCCAAAGGCATTAAGGAGATAACACCGGGGTTATAAATTTAATAGTAGATAATTAAGGAACTTAGAGATAGGTTCTTTTTTTATACCCTAAAATAGTAAAGGAGGTACATTATGGCAACATCTGTACAGATAACATTGCTCATATGCATAACAATCATAATACTTGCCAAGTCAGGTAAGCAGAAATAAAAAATAGTTAATCAGGCAGTCTTAGGACTGTCTTTTTATATGGTCCTGAATAAGACGTAAAAGTGTTCAAAATATCATAAAAGTAAGTGAAGCAACCACGTATAAAAGCGTAACGGAAAGGATGTTTAAATATGAAAAGAAAGTTCTTAGAAGACTTAGGACTGGAAAAAGATGTAATCGAAAAGATTATGAATGAAAACGGAGCCGATATTGAAAAGGCTAAGGGAGAAGTTGAAACATTAAGAAATCAGTTAAATGAAACACAGGATAAACTTAAGAGTTTTGAAGGTGTGGATGTTGCAAAGTTAAGAGGTGAAATTACAAATCTTACAAACGAACTTGCAACCAACAAGGCTGAATATGAAGCAAGTATTGCAGACAGAGATTTTAATGATCTGGTTAAGGGTATTGCTAGCGAATATAGGGCCAGAGACATTAAGGCAATCATGCCGTTTCTTGATGTGGAAACTCTTAAGTCCAGCAAGAATCAGGACAAGGACATAAGAACAGCTCTTGATGGAATGGTTAAGGAACAGGGATATTTGTTTGAACCAAACAAGAAAGTTCCATATGTTGTTGGACCAACACCGGGACCAATGCCATTAGGTGGTGGTTCTGATGATAAAAAGACAAGAGCAAATGAAGCAATAAGAAGCTTATTTGGAAAAGAATAAACAGAGAAAAGGAGATAAGAAATGACAGAGATTATTAACAGAGAAAATGCGGAAGCAATTATCCGTGAGCAGGTAGTGGAAGCCATTACACAGGATGTACCAAAATCATCAACATTTATGGCTATGGCAAAGAAGTTACCTAACATGACATCAAAACAGACAAGAATCAGAGTGTTAGACTTTTTACCTACAGCATACTGGGTAAATGGTGACACAGGAATGAAGCAGACATCAAAACAGGCTTGGGATAATGTATGGTTAACAGCAGCAGAGCTTGCAGTTATCGTACCAATTCCTGAAGCGGTTCTTGATGATGCAGAGTTTGACATTATGGGAGAAGTTACACCAAGAGTAATTGAAGCAATCGGTCAGAGAGTTGACAGTGCAATCATTTTTGGTGAGAACAGACCGGCAGAGTGGCAGAATGACATCATTACATTGGCAAGACAGTCAGGAAACAATGTTGCAGTTGGTTCAACACCAAACTATTATGACAAGATTCTTGGCGAAGATGGAGTTTTTGCCAAGGTTGAAGATGATGGATATGCAGTAAGTGGAGTTATTGCAGCAACTAATATGAAGGCTAAGTTAAGAAGCATTAAGGATACTACAGGCAATCCAATTTTTGTTAAGTCAATGCAGGATGCAACATCATATGCACTTGATGGAACACCTATGCAGTTCCCTGTTAACGGAGCATTCAATAATTCAATTGCACAGTTAGTAGCTGGAGATTTCTCACAGGCAGTATATTCAATCAGACAGGATGTTACTACAAAGATTTTAACAGAAGGTGTAATTCAGGATCCATCAACAAAGGAAATAGTGTACAACCTTGCACAGCAGGACATGATTGCTCTTAGAGTTGTGTTCAGAATTGGTTGGGCACTTCCAAATCCTGCAACAAGAGTTGATGAGGATAGAGTTGGATGTCCTTTTGCATATCTTGAACCTGCAACACCTGTAACAACACATAAGGCTACATTTACAGTAACTGATGATACAGAAGAAAGTCCGGTTGCAATTAAGGGCGCAAGAGTAGATGTTAATGGTTCAAAGCTTAAGACAGATGCTAATGGTAGTGTTGAATTTAATCTTAGACCAGGTACATATCCTTATGCAGTAACAGCAACAGGTAAGATTAAGGTATCAGGCACAATTACTGTTAACAGCGCTGACATTACAGAAGCAGTTACAATGATTGCTTCCAAGTAATATGTATAGGAGATATACGTCCTTTTCATATTATGCTAATGAATATTGTTGTGGAAAGCCGGTGGTTGAATCTGCCGACTTCCACAAACTTTTGATAAAGGCTCAGGGAATCATAGACATGTATACATTTAACAGACTGAAAGAAAGTGCAGAAATAGTAGATGAAGTTCAGAACTGTTGCTGTGAATTGGTTGAATGCATTAATACATATGAGAATGAAATAAGCGAAAAGCCAAGTGGAGTTTCAAGCGAAAAAATAAAGAACTATTCTGTAACCTATGAATCCACAGAGAACATGAAGCAAAGGTATGACAAAGAAGTGGCCAACATTGTACATAAATGGCTTGGAAGAACAGGGCTTTTGTACAGGGGGTGTTAAAGTGATTACAAACAATGTCATTACTCATTATGAAAAGGAAAAAGGGTTTAAAAGCAATTTTTATAATGTTTATTTGGAGCAACAGTCTAATTCCAGTGACAGTAAGGAGGGAGAAAAAAAGTCCCATTCTCTGTTTATTGCAGTTCCAACAGAAAAGGAATTGCCATTTAAAACAGGTGATTTGATAGTGATAGGCAAGTGTTCTGTAAGGTTTGATGAAACATCAGAAAGGGCAAGTTCTGAAAGTTACAGAAAATTAAGAACAGAGCATAAGGTTTATACAATATCTTCAATAGAACCCTGCTTAATAGGAAACAGAAGAATGTGGCATTATGAGTTGGGATGTGATTAGAAATGACAGATGTAATCAGATTTGATGATTCGGATTTTCAAAGAGCAATCAATGAGAAAAAGAAATTGTTGGAAGAAGGAAGTCCGGTTCAACGGTTTGTTGATAGTGAAGTGTTGAGATTAATGGTTCCGTACACTCCAATGGATACAGGAGCAATGATACAGTCTGCAACAGCCGGAACAGTGATAGGCAGTGGAAAGATACAGTACAATTCACCTTATGCAAGATATTTGTATTATGGTGAAGTATATGGGCCTAACGTTCCAATAAAGGAAAATGGAATCATAACCGGTTATTGGTCACCACCACATAAAACACCAACAGGCAGACCACTTACTTACTCAACGGAAAGACATCCACAGGCTGGAAAGCTATGGTTTGAAAGAATGAAAGCAGACCATAAAGAGGACATATTAAAAGGTGCAATGGCAATAGCTATGGGAAGGAATAATAATACATGAACATTATAGAACTTGTTAAAAAGATATTAACAGATTATCCAAAGATTGAAGAGTTTACTAACAAAATCCACGTTGATTTTACAAAGAATGATGATGTTAACTTTGGACTTTCTTCAACAGGAGACACAAAGGTAAAGGAAGACATTCTGGGAAATCAGACAAGAAGACACAGTTTTGTTTTGTATGCAATCAATCAGGCATTTAATGATTATGACAGACTTTCAAACAGCACTTTTTTGTTGGAATTATCCTATTGGTTGGAATCATTGGATGAAAACTCTTATGACTTGGATGTGGTTGTTGATAATGTTAAGAGAAAAGGAAAATTGAAATCAGTGGAATGTGCAAATGCAATGTTGTTTCAGATTCCCACTGGTGACATAAATGATGGATGCATGTATCAGTTACAGATATATGCGACTTACACAGTTGAAAGAGAGGAAATGTAAATGAAATTAAAAAGAAGTTATTTAGCACATTACATTGATGCAAGTTTCGGTGGCACAGGTACACCTAAATGGTTTTTGATTGGTAAAGACATTGAGGACATGTCAGTTGAATTAAATCCTGATACTGAAACAGTGAAAAACATTCTTGATGAAACATCAGTAAATGACAATGGATATGAGCCAAGTATGAGTGCAGATCCATATTATGCAAATCCTGATGATGCAATTTATGACAATCTTAGAAACATTGCTATGAATCGTCTTACAGGTGATGCTTGCAAGACTAAGATTCTTGAAGTGCTGATTGAAGGTGATTCAGAAGCAACACACAAGGCTTGGATTGAGGATTGTGTGGTTAAGCCACAGAGTTATGGTGGCTCTCAGGGTGGAATTAACATTCCTTTTGATGTTACATTCAATGGTAACAGAAAAGAGGGAACAGTTAAGATTGCAAGTGGAACACCAACATTCACAGAAGCAGCTTCACAGAGCACACAGTCAGATAAGGCAGTTAAATAATTTTATTTGGGGCATATTAAAGTGCCCCTTTATTTAACTAAAAGCAGAGAGAGGAGAACAAACATAAATGCAGAGTATTAGTTTTGATGAAGGATATAAGGAATTTGCAATAAATAATGATGAAAACAGGGTAATAAGATTTAACCCAAAGGATTTTGGCATTCTTACAAGAATGGAAGACACATTGTCAGATTTTGAAGCATTGGAGAAAAAGCTTAAGGACGGTAATGAAGAGGAGTTTACCAACAACTTAAGAGAAGCAGAAAAGGTAGTACACGAAAAGATTGATTCAATATTTAATGCAAATGTGCATGACATAATATTTAATCATCAGTCTCCAATCTCATTGGTTGGTGGAGAATTTTTATTTATGCGTGTAATTGAAGCTCTTGTACCTATTGTTGAAAAAGAAGTTAAGTATGAAATGCAGAAGTCAGAAAAAAGAATGAGCAAGTATACGGAGAAGTATAAGAAATGATAGGTGAATTACCTAAAACAATAAAGGTTGGCGAAAAGGAAGAACCGATAAGAACAGACTTCAGAGACATTTTAAATGTTTTTGCTGCATTTAATGACCAGAATTTGTCAGTTGAGGAAAAGGCAATTGTATGTTTAAGGATAATCTATAAGAACATTGATGAAATGGACAGTTCGTTGTATATGGAAGCTTATGAAAAGGCAATGAACTTTATGGAAATGAATGATTCAAAAAAAGATTCTGATTACAATGAACCCAAACTGATGGACTGGGAGCAAGATGAACAGCTTATATTTTCAGCAGTAAACAAAGTTGCAGGAACAGAAGTAAGGTCTTTTGAATACATGCATTGGTGGACTTTCTTAGGTTACTACATGGGAATAGGTGAAGGTCTTTTTGCTGATGTTGTAAACATAAGGCAAAAGAAGTTAAAGCATAAGAAACTTGAAAAGCATGAAGCTGAATTTTATAGAAAAAACAGGGAAATGGTGGACCTAAAGACAAGGTACACAAAGGAAGAACTAAAGGAAAAAGAAGAGTTAAAAAGGCTACTTGGAATATAGTGGTCTTTTTTTGTGGGTGAAGATATGGCAGATGGATATTTAAATTTTGATACGAAAATAGATGATACAGATTTTAAAGAAGGCTTAGAGAATATGAGTTCATCTGTTAGTGGATTAAAAGGTTCAATCAAATCATTGGGTGGAATCATTAAGGATGCCTTAAAGGTGGACACTTCTGAAACTTCCAGCAAGATGATGTCATTGGAAGAGCAACTGCGAAAAGCAGAAGTGGAATTGGAGAATGCCACAAGGAAGAAAGAAGAGTTTGCCAATACAGAGATAAAAACAGAAGAATATGTTGCAGCAGAGAAAGAAGTAGACACCTTAACAAAGAAATTTCTTAAGCTGTTAGATGCAAGAGAAAAATTTGAGGAGACAGGTGGAAACAAAAATAGCCAGACATACAAGAAAATGCAGTATGACATTGATACAGTTGATAAAAAACTGGAAGCTGCTGAATCAGAGGTATCAAGACTTAATGAGGAAGGCAAGAAGTTTAAATTAGGCAGTGATACAGAAAAGTTTAGTAAGTTTTCTCAGAATGTCGATAATGCACAGGGAAAAGTTAATGTTTTGAAACAGCGTATTGGTGAACTGGCAGAAAAAGAAGAAAATGCAGGAAAGTCAGGCACATCAATGTCTGAAAAGGTAAGCTCATCTGTTAAGGGATTAGGTTCCAAGTTACTGGGTGTCATTAAGAATTTTGGAAAGTTTGGAAAGGACGCAGGAAATGTTGGCAATTCATTAACAAAAAAATTAAACCCGGTTCCTAATCTTATTGGGAAGGTAGGAGGAAAGGTTGACGGATTAGGCAAGAAACTTGGTGGAATGGTCAAAAGAGTGTTTGTATTTTCAATGATGACCAAGGCACTAAGAGCATTAAGAACTGCATTTCAGAATGTAATATCAGTAGATGGTGAAATGTCAAATTTAATTGCTCAAATTAAGGGAAATCTGTTAACAGCATTTGCGCCTTTATACAACTTTGTATTGCCGGCAATTAAAAGTGTGTTGTCTGCATTTGTTACATTTTCAAATTATCTTGCCAATGTAATGTCTTCAATATTTGGAAAGACAATAGCACAGAGTACAGCAATGGCAAAAAGTCTTTATAAGAACACACAGGCTACAGATAAGAATACAAAGGCAAGTAAAAAGAATGCAAAGGCAAAGCAACAGCAGTTGGCATCATATGATGAATTAAATGTAATGCAGGATACTGATTCAGGTTCTGACAGTGGAAGCAGTGGATCAGGTTCAACATCTGCTCCGATATTTAATGCAAAGGCTATGGATGTACCAATTGTTGACCAGATTAAGAAACTGATAAAATCAGGGGATTGGGAAGGCATAGGAAAGCTTGTAGCAAACAAGTTAAATAATGCATTAAAAAAGATACAGTGGAAGAGCATACAGAAAACAGCCTCTGACATAGCTTCAAAACTGGCAAGGACCTTAAATGGTTTCTTTTCTGTAATGGATTTGGCAAAAACACTGGGAAATACAGTTGCACAGGCATTAAATACAGGACTTAGGTTTGCATATACGTTTTTAACCACATTTGATTTTAAACAGTTTGGTACATTCATAGGTGAATCAATTAATTCATTTGTTCAAAACTTTAAGTGGGGATTACTGGGAAAGACTTTAGGAAGTGCAGTACAGGGAGCAATAGACACCGCTTATGGATTTGTTACCACATATGCGTGGGGCAGTTTTGCAGAAGGAATAGCCAAAACAGTTAATAAGTTTTTTAAAGCCATTAATTGGACAGAATTAGGACAAACAATTGGAATAGCTGTAGTCGGCGCATTAACGGAAATAAGCACATTCTTACAAAAAGTGAAATGGGACAAGATAGGAAAGGATATAGGTACATTTCTGGGAAACATTAATTGGGAAAGCATCATAGCCGGAGTGTTTACAATCATAGGCAATGCAATTACTGCAAGTTTTGGTTTATTAAAGGGAACATTGACCGGATTATTAAACAACGGAATAACTCCTGTTAAGGCGGCATTTATTGCCCTTGGAACAGCAATGGCAGGAATAAAAATAGCACAGTTTATTAGTAATATGTCAGGAGCTTTAGGAGTTTTAAGGGATATAACGGCAGTTCTGATAAAAAGCACAGCAGCTTGGGTAAAGAATAATGCTCAAGTGGTAATTGCTACAATAAAGACAGGATTGCAGACAGCAGCAACAAAACTTTTAAGTGTTGCACAAAAAGCTCTCAATTTTGTAATGAACTTAAATCCAATGGCAAAGATAATTATTGTAATAACAGCGTTGGTCGCAGCCTTTGTAGTGTTGTGGAATAAGTCGTCAGCATTTAGAAATTTCTGGATAAAAGCATGGAATGACATAAAGTCAGCTGTGGCAGCAGTTTGGAAAGCAATAAGCCCTATATTAAATAATATTTGGAATGGAATAAAGGCAGTATGGGACAAGATGAAGCCATTTGTTACCTTTATTGTAAATACATTTGCAGGTGCATTTAAATCAGCATTCAATACCATAAAAGGTGTGGTAAACAGTATAACAACAGTTCTTTCAGGAATAATTACTTTCCTGGGTGGAGTATTTTCAGGAGATTGGAAGAAAGCCTGGGAAGGCATTAAAAAAATATTTAAAGGAATATGGGACGGAATAGTAGCGGTTGTGAAGTCGCCAATAAATATGATATTGGACTTTATAAATAAAATGATTAAATGTATTGTGGGAGGACTAAATTCAGCAATTGACATGCTTAACAAAATAAAAATATCTCCACCTAAATGGTTTCAGAAAATGACAGGTATAAAGCAATTTGGTCTGAGTATTAAAAAAATAGCTGAACAAGACAGATATGTCCCGCATTTAGCACAAGGAGCAGTCATTCCACCAAACAATGAATTTATGGCAGTGTTGGGTGATCAGAAAAAAGGTGTTAACATTGAATCTCCATTATCAACCATTGTAGATGCATTTAGACAGGTACAGGGTGAAAATGCAACAGCTATTTCTGATAAAGACTTACTTAATGCAATTTCAAACATGCAGGTTAATGTCATTGTGCAGCAGGATTCAAGAGGAGTATTCAACATGGTTAAGCAGGAAGTGGTTCAGGAGCAGAGAAGAACAGGAAAACCTGTATGGACCTGATGAAAGGAGTAGTATGGCAGATTTTAAGGGATATTTAATTAAGTTAAACGACGTGGAGTTTCCACCTGAATACATAGCACTGGAAAGCTACAAATCAACGGACAACCAAAGAACTGAATTAAAAGCATACAGAAATTCAAACAATTATCTGATTCGTCAGACTTCTCCGAACTTTAAAACAAAAGTTGAATTTACCACAATTGATGGATTGCATTTAAAGGATTTGAGAAAAATCAAACAGATAATAGACAAGGCTCTGATAAATAATGCAGAAAGAAAAGTAAGTGTTGAATATTGGAATAATGAAGAGTTGAAATACCAAAAAATGAAAGCATATATTCCTGACATAGACTATGAGATAAAGAAAATAGTCAAAGGAAGTAAGCCTGACATTGAATACAAATCAATAAGATATGCATTCATAGAGTACTAGAAAGGAGCACCAATGTTAAATGTAAATGAAGATACTATAAGAGCATATACAGAGCAGAATGTTCCAAAGAAGTTAACAATCACATTTCCGAATAATTCAAATTTAACTCCAATCACAAATGCAAACATTCAGGAAGAAAGCATGAGTTTGACAGGCAGTCTTTGTAGTGATTCAAATTTGATGCTACAGGGCTGTATCTCAACTCAGTTTAATCTTACAACATTTGACTATGATACAGACATTACAGGTCAGGACATCATAGCCACTTTGTCAGTAAAGGATGATTCTTACAAGGGTGAATGGGTTAAGGGAACAAATTACAAGTCAGGGGACATAGTAAAGTTTGACCAGGAATATTATATTTATTCCGATGATGTTTCTGATGAAAAAACAGAAAATATCAAACGAACAAAAGTAAGCAGTTCTTACATTGTATACAATGAAACTGATAAGAAATACAACATTTTTGGAAGAGAACCGGATAATTTTATCGGGATAAGAATTCTTACATCAGAAAAGGTTCTTGATGGTGTGAGCATGACCATTAGATGTTGGTACACTGGAGGTCCGTATTATTATGTGGTACGGGATTTTAACAATACAACAGATATTATTATGCCCCAACATTATCCCATTGGAAGTGACTATCCGTTAAAGGGGTGGTTTGCAGAAATAAGCTATTCAGGAACAGATACAGATGCATTCAAGGAATTTGTAAGCAACCTGAAAATATATGAATTGACGAATGCTTGCAAAAATGAATTATATCCTGATGAATTGGAAGAATGTCAAAGAGTATATGGTTATGTTGATACATCCAATACAGAAGACATTATCATATTCAGGGGAAAGGTTGAAAGCTTTACAAGACAGGCTTCAGATCCAAGATATAGTGAATTGATAGCCTATGATAAATTACACGATTATCAGGAAAAATCAATTAAGGATTGGATGAATAAGGTGGATGAGTATGGAATGGGAATGGTAGATCCATATTCTTATCAGGGTTCATACAAGTTAAAAACGACATATAAAAAAGACCAGACTGTGTATGGCACATATACTGATTCAAATAATGTGGAAACTAAAGGATATTATCATTTTAAACATGACTATATAGATAGTTTTTATCAAGCCTGTAATATTGTGAAAGTGGCTTCAGGAGATTTAACAATACCACCAACTGGTGTAGCTCCAACGATAAATGGACCTGAATATGTTGAAAAACTTGAAAAATATTTTCCGAATGATTTACAAGTTTTTCATTTAAGAAATGATTTGTTTTCTGAAATTGGAATAAATCAGAAAGATTTCTATAACATTAGTTTGCCAATGGATGTAATAGATTTAAAAATAGGTCCATTCAATGAAGATTATTCTGCACTTCAATTATTGCAATGGATTTGCAATATGAATGGTGTCTGCGGGGTTATCGACCAAACAACAGGTGAGTTTGATTATAAGTTTGTAAATTCAGAAAAAAGAACGACAACAGCCGATTCCAATTACAAGGGTGAGTTTAATTCAGCTACAGAGTATAGCGTTGGTAATGTGGTTAAATTTAGTGATTCATATGGAGAGGAAGGATATTACGAAAAAGTTATAGATACAACTAAATATCCAAACAGGTTTGTAACATCAAATGTTTCGTTTATTAATCCACAGGAAGGTGTATTATTTCAAACTCCAGATTTAATGGGGAATATTTATTCAATTGAGTTTTCTTTTGATGATAAGTTGGCAGAAGAACTTGGAGTTGAGATTACAGTAAATAAATATTCTGGGCGAAATTTAAAAACTATATCATTAAGACGAAGCGGAAGAGTAATGCTGCACGATTTGGATGAAACAGGTAAATCTTATTACACAATTCAGGTTTCAAATGTTAATGATGAATTTTTAAAAACATTTAAAGCAGTAAAATATTTATCAACAGGTGAGTTTGATTCAACGTGGACTCCTGAAAGTGAGTTTTTTGCAGATTGTTGGAAAAAGAAAAATAAACTTTATCATCCGTCAGGAATGATTAACATCACAGAGTTGTACGAGCAGGACAGCATAGAATTACAGGACAGCTTGTATGTAAACAATGGCTGGAAGGTTATGGATATGAATGGCACACTTTTAAATGGAGAGGATAAAAAGAATAACCTTACAATTACTTACTCACCACTTTACAGTGCGCATAAATCAAGTTATCAGTTGTTATTAGATGTGACAAACAATGTTGGAAAAGGATGGATTGAACCAAAGATTCCTTTTACCATTAAGTTTGCACCATTCAAGGCTAAATCACTGGGTCTTCCATTCTTGGAGCTTGGCGATTACGTGACTTTTGATGTTGATAAGTGGTCCTCTGATGCAGATGGCAATCCTGTAATAACAAGGCAGAACGTGCAGTCAATCATATTTAACAAGACAATGTCAGGAATAAATGCACTGTCAGATGAATATGAAGCAAAGAACGATTAGGAGATTGGAGCAAATGATAATAATAGATGCAGGAGTTGAGCGAGAAGCTACAGCGGAAGAGGAAGCGTACATTAAAAAAATGCATTTCTATGATGAAATGATGGAAAAAAAGATGGAGTTAAGTTCATTGGAAAAACAACTTTCAGATGGAGATTACAAGATCATAAAATCTTATGAGTATAGTCTTATGAACATTGAAATTCCATATGACATGGAACAGCTCCATTCAGAAAGACAGAACATACGTGATAGAATTAACAGTCTAAGAGAGGAGATTGTTGATTTTGAAATAAAATTTAAAGAAATGGAAAGGAAGGAAGCGAATGATAGCAATTAAAGAAAAAAATGTGATTACCATTGAGTTTGAAGGTCACGATACTTTGGAATCACCAATGCTTTATCAGTATGACAAGGGACAAAAAATAAAATTCCTTGATGTTCCGGATGGTGCGGAAGTACAATTTTCCAATTGGGCAACAGAAATGACAAAAAACAAAATTGTTGTAAATGGTCAGGTAGAAATACCTGATTTTTTTGTGCAACAGGGAAATGAAATTGTCTTGTATATTCAATACATAGACAGTAATTCGGAAACAACAATGAAAAAGCTTATTATTCCGGTGGAACCAAGAGCAAGACCTGGAGAAGTGACATCAAAAGATGATGAGCCGAGTTTCAGACAGCAAATAGAAGGAATACTGAATGAAACAAAAGAAATAGCACAATCTGTAAGAACTGATGCAGATGAAGGTAAATTCAATGGTAGTAGTTATGTTTTAACAGAAGATGATAAAGAAGACATAGCAAAAAAAATTGAAGTTAGTGGAAAGGTTGATTCAATTTCAATCAACGAGATAAATAAAATGTTTGAATAGAAAAGGAGAAAACGAAATGGCAGTAGAAAAGAAATATTTAGATTATGAAGGATTAAAAACTTATGATTCACAGGTTAAAAAATTAATTGATACTAAAATTGGAGGAGAAAAAGTAACAGTTGATACAACAACTACTACTTCAGGATATGCTAAATCTTATACATTTAAGCAGGGAACTGAAACAATTGGAACAGTTGATATTCCAAAGGATATGGTGGTTTCAAGTGGTGAAGTTAAAACATACACTGCACAGACACTTCCAACAGGAACAGGTGCACCAACAAGTGCAGGTACATATTTAGTATTAACATTATCTAATGCTACAAATGACAAGGTATATATTAACGTAGGTACTCTTGTTGATATTTATAAGGCAAAAGCAAATGCTACTAAGATTCAGATTTCAATTGATTCAACCACAAGAGAAATTAGTGCTTCTGTTGTAGCTGGTTCTATTGGAGCTACTGAGTTAGCAACTAATGCGGTAACAACAGTTAAAATTGCTGATGGTAATGTTTCTAAGGAAAAATTAGCTACAGCAGTACAGACTTCTTTAGGAAAGGCTGATACTGCAGTTCAGTCAGTAAAAACAGGAACAGTAAATGGTACTATTGCAGTAGATGGTAAAGATGTTGCTGTCAAAGGGTTGGGAAGTGCTGCGTACACAGCAACTACAGCTTATGAAAAATCAGGTGCAGTTACTGCTTTAGCAAATGGCCAGGTAGCAACAAACAAGAATGATATTGCATCATTAAAAACAAAAGTGGCAACTTTGGAAGGAACTACTTATACAGCAATCTCAGACAAAGAGATAAATGCATTATTTGGCATTACAGAATAATTAAAAAAAGAGGTGCGTTATAATGGCAAAAACACAAAATACGTATCTAAATAAAGAGGGGTTAGGCAGTTTTCTGTCTAACCTCAAAAAAATTTTTTTGGGTAC